AAACATGGCGGTACGCTTTCAACAAGTCGGCAGCGCCGGAGTATTCGAGTGCGCGTGCCATTGCCTGTACAGAGCGGCGCACGGTGAGCGTGACGCCGCCCACGGAGTCGGATACGGACATTGCGCCCACGCGCCCGTCTTCTTTTACGCTGGTGGTGTATTCGGCCATGCGCGTGTAGGCTTCCAGCACGTCAGCGGGCGGCGTTTCGTTTTTCCCGGCAACACCTCGGATGCGGTAGTAGCCCGGCGGTGTGTCAACGCCGAAAGGAGTGGGTATCTGGCCTTGCGGTAGCCATTGGCCCGCGCTGTAGCGGTCTATGGCAGTGACGTTGACCGGCTTGAGCGGCGGCAGGAACAGGCCCGGCCCCCGGATCAGCCATTCCACCGGGCGTTCGCCCCAGCGCCAAACGATGTATTGCTCGATACGCCGCCATAGGGATTCATCCTCATGGCCCGGCCAGCGCGCGGCGGGCGTGCCCTCGGTGAACTCGCCGATGATGATGTCGTCGTTAAACATGACGCCACCTGTAGGCTGGCAAGAAGCTGGGGATGGTGATGGAACCCGGACGTAATCCGGCAACATTGCCGGATTTTTCAAGTGGCAACGTTGCCACTCGATCTTCTTCGTCCATTTCCTCAACCAAACTTTCATCGTAGGCCGGTAGCGTCACGATGGAAAGCTCGTAAAGCAGCGCCTGATGGATGGTGCGAATGACGGCGCGGCCTTCGGATGGCGGTTCATCCTCGAATGTCTCGGCATTGGGTACGGTCTTTTTTGGCGGGATGCGAAAGCCAGGCGACAAGCCCACGGCAAGGCCAGCGCCGATCAGGGCCAGCACGTCAGCGGCGTAGCTGGTTTGCAATACCTGCTCCGTGATGGTGGCCTCGAATAGCAGCGCTTCAGCGGTGTCGGTCAGGGCCAGTGTGCGGGTCAATCTTGACGCCAACGGCTTGTTGTAATCGTGGCCGGACAGCAGGTGAATTTCTGCCGTTTCATCGTCGATGCGGAACTTGAAAGCCATCGGCTTGAATTGCTCTTTGACCGGGCGGCCTTTGTTGCCGCCGTCAGTCAGCACCGCCCGCCGGTTGTAGGGAAAGCGGCCCCGAATGACGCGCCCGCCGCCCTTGCGCTTGCGGACTTCAAGCTCACCGGGGTAGATCAGCATGATCGAAAACCGCTCTCGGGAGCAGATTTAAGCCCCGGCCACCACGAAAGCCTTGTCGTGGCGCAGTACCAGGTCAGCGGTCAAGATGGCGCGAATCAGCACGTTGCCGCGTCGATATGCTTCGCCTTCGTATGGATTCACCAGCAGGTCAACGCCACTCCAGGTGCCAAAGATTGCTTGGCTCCAATCGCCCAGAATCGCCACGCCCGCCGGGGCCGCGTTGCTGGTGAAGGCCGGTAGTTCGCCGATGCTGTTCTTCGTGGCGATGTAGCTTGCTCCGGCCGCTTCGTCTTTCAGCTTGCCGCGCAGCGTGCGCATAACGGCGGGGCTGGTGTACCAGGCATTGGCCTTGATGTTCACGTCTTCAAGCAAGCCCTCGACGGCCAGCACGTCTTCCCACGTCACGGGCGTGGCGGCAGTCTGGATACCGGCGGCGTTCAGGATGCCCAGCGGTTCCTTGACGCCATCGCCGCTGATGATCGCGCGATCAACGGCGGAGCCGATGGCATAGGCCAGATCGTCGCGCAGCAGGGCTTCAATGCTGGGGTCGCTTTGCTGGGCAAGCTGGCGGCTCCACGAACTGATTGCACCAACGTGGCGCGGTTTCAGCGTCACGCCTTCAAAGGTCAGGTCGCCTTCGGGCAGGGCTTCGTTTTCGTTCACCCAGCCCGCGCTAATGCCCGTGCCAGCCTTCGGAATTTCAATGTTGCCGCGCAGGCCGGACAAGGTGCGAACGCCCATGCTGCGCACCACCAGCGAATCGCGCAGCGGGCCGATGTACAGGTCGCCCCGGTGGTCGGTGGGCACCAGGTCGCCGGCGGTGGTGGTCAGGTTGATGCGTTTTTCAAGAGAGTTCAGCGGGATGAACACGCCTTGCGCGGCCTGCCCACTGCGGCGCTCGGCCTCTTGGTGGTATTCGCGCTCGGCTCCGTCAAGCTGACGGCCAGCAATGGCCGCTTGCACCACGCGCAATACGCTCACACGCTTTTCAAGATCGCCGGTGCCGGTGGTCTCCGGCTCGCCCGCAGCGCGGCGCTCGTCGGCTTCACCGATCAACGCGGCGCGGTATCGCTGTTCGTTCGTGCCGTACTCGGTATCGAGCGCGGCAAGCTCGGAGCGTTGCTCCACGGTGGGCGCGTCAATTCCAGCAAGGTGCGCCAGCTTCTCCCGAATCTCGGACTGGCGGCGTGCGATTTTCTGACTTAGCAGCATGGCGTGAACCTTTCAAAAGTGCTTTGACGGATTCTAGCCATTTTTCATGTTGTGGAAAGCTATTTCGTAATCCGGTTTCTTGAATTGTCTTTTTTGAGTGGCAAGAAACGCACAGTGTTTGCAAATTTGATAGCGCGAATGACAACTCCGGCGCGTCGCGCACGGGTTGAATGTGATCGACTTCCAACCGGCCACGGGTGCCGCATTGCACGCACTTGAAACCGTCGCGGCGCTTGGCGGCAAGGCGCAGGGCAGGCCATCGCCGGTCACGAATGACGGCCCGCGAATGCCGGAAATAGTCTTTCATGCCCATACCGCCACCGGGCCGCTCTCTTTCGTCCGCCCGGCCAGTCGCCGCCCTTCGGCCACGGCCAGCACCGCAGCGGCGGCGGCGTCAATGCGGCCCAGGCTGCGCGCTTTGGCGAGCTTGTTATTTCCCGCAGGATCAATCAGCACCACGGCATCGGCCATCGCGGAGCGCAGCAGCAGGGACGGCGTGGTTTTCAGTTCGCCATCGAATAGTGCGCGGCGGAAACGCTCAATGTCTTCGCTGCCGTCGCGCCAGCCAAAACCGCGATTGATAAACGGCACATGCGCCAGCCCAGCCTTGACCATCGCCTCGGTAAATTCGGCGTGCCGGAATCGGTCGCCCACGATGCAGGCCGGGACAATATCGAACCGGCGCACGATCTCGGCCAGCCATGGGCCGGGGGGAACAGTGTTTTCGCCCAGGGTGAACAGTTCGCCACGCGCGGCCATTTCGACATAGCGATCAGCTACGGCGTCAGCAGCGCCACGGTCGGCCAAGCTGGGTTTGCCGGGGAAGGTCGCCACGCATTCAAGGCGTCCGCTTTCAGGCCAGTAGGCAGCGGCGGCGGACATTGAACGACTGCCGCCAAGGTCGATACCAAGGATGCAGCGTCCGACACGATCAGGAAGCGCGTCCGGCGCGACTTCGCCAGCCATCCATTCATCAACCGTCACCAGCATGTTTCGGCTTTCTTCGCTGACACGCTCGTTTCGGTTTAGGTTGCGAAAGGCCGATAGGGCCGCCCCGCCCCTCGCAATGGCACGCTGCGCTTGAGACACAAGCCATTCCGGTGTCGCGCCGATGCCTTCAACTGCGCCCGGATTTGCCAGCATCAAAGATTCAAGATCGTCGGCAGGCAAGCCGGGCGGTGGCCGGTGTTCCTGAACGAAAGTGCCCGGCGGCGGTTCATCAATCCAGCGGCTAAAGGTGTTGGCATCGTCCGCTGCGCTGGTGCTGATAATCAGCGCGCGCCCGCCGCGCTTTCCCAAGCCTGAAAGGATCGCGTTTTCCAAGGTGTCGCCCTTTGCCTTTTCCCATGCGGCCCGTTCATCAAGAATCGCCAAGGTCGGAGCGCCGCCCAAGATGCTTTTGCCGTCAGCAGCAACGCACCGGGCCAAGCCGCCGCCATTGCCGGAATACTCAACTTCCAACTTGCTGCCGCGCCGGATGGTGAACAGTTCCCGCTCGCCATCGGGCAGGCCATCAACAAAGCCGACAAGGAACTGAAACGCGGTCTTGGCTTGATCGCGGTTGCGGGCCGCAAAAATGACTTCGCGCCGGGGTTGGTTGTCCCAAACCCCCATCAACGCGCCCAGCGACAGCCCGGCAGCAAGCGCGGTTTTGGCGTTTCCGCGCCCGATGGACAGCACGCCCACCACGACACCATCGGCCAGCGCGCCACGGACAAATTTTTTCTGGAAGTCGGCCAGCTTCAGCGGTTGCCCGGCCAGCTTTCCTTCGGGAATTTTTAGCGTTTCAAGAAATTCGATTGCGGTTTGAGCCGTCATAGGCCCCCCTGAATTTTTGGGAGAGAGAAAGAAGAATCCCCCCCGCGTGCAAGCCCCCCCACAAGTCGCGCAGGATTGGAACCAGATCAACCAGCGTCGCAAAAGTCTCTTTTGATACTTTGCCAATCCGTGTCATGCGTTGCCCCCAAGTTGACCCGCGTCGGTGAGTTTGCGGCGGTGGCGTGCCGGTGGTTTTGTTTCACTTTCCGGGCCGCCCGCATCTTTCACTGCCTTGCAATCAGTCCCGGTCTTCGCCCTATGGACTGGTATATCTATATAGGTATGCAGTTTCTGCACCTGCTTTTGGGCATTGGGCGCAGAAACCGTAATCGGCTTGAAACCGTTGACTGGCGCGGGTTTGCGCTGTTTTCTGGCACGCGGCGACGATGCAGTTTCTGCAGTCGGTGCGGGGAAGGTGGGTGCAGTTTCTGCATCGTTGATCGTGGTTGACGGTGCAGTTTCTGCATCGTCGTTTTTTTTCTCTTTTCCTTCGCCGCTTCGGGCAGAGGTTTAGGCGCAGATGCATCCTTGACAATCCGTCGCGCATGCGCCAGCGTTTCAATCTTCAGGTAATCGTGCGTTGCCCGTATAGCTTCTAGACTCACCTTCGGCTGCGCGAACACTTCGCAATCAGTGAAGCGGTACAGGTTGCAAACCTTCGATCCTTTCTCCACGCCCACCGTGCGGCGTGTCGCGGCAATAAAGCCTGTGGCCTGTAGTTGCCGCAGCGCCTTTGCCAGTGTGGTTTCTGAACTCCATCCGCGATGCCTAAGCTCGGACAGGGCAGCGTTGATGTTGCCGTTGTTGTAGCCGCCTTTGAACTTCGTGCGCAGGTCAAAGAAAAGCGCTTGCGCAGAACGATCCAGCGCGATGTACGCCGGGCTATTCAGCAGCTTAAGGCCGACGGAGATGTACCGCTCGGCACTAGCAGGGCGCTTGTCTCTTCCCACGTTACGCCTGCCGCATTTCTAGCCGCTCAAGCCATTCCAGAAACTCGGCCAGCGTGCCAAAGTGCCGCGTCACCATTCCGCGCACACCGATGAAAATCTCGCTGTCGAACTCGTCCTGTTGGCGGTACAACTGAACGCCCAGCAAGGCAGCGCGGGCGCGGGCGTCTACATAGTCAGAATCGGGGCGGGTGGT